TGGGCGCAGGCGCGGGCGGTCTGGGCGCAGGCGCGGGCGGTCTGGGCGCAGGCGCGGGCGGTCTGGGCGCCGGGCTCACCACGGTAGGCGCGGCACCCATCGTGGTGTCGGCCCCGGGCATCGGTCTCGGCGGCGCGGCTGCACTTGGTGGCACCGCTCTGGGCGGCGCGGCATTGGCCTCGGGCGCTGGCGGCGCAGGTGGTGCTGGTGGTGCGGGTCTCACCACTGCTGGGACGACGCCCATAGCGGTTATCGGGTCTCACGGTCTCACTGCTCTGCAAGCGGCGGGTGCGCTTGCGCCCGGTCTCGGCCCCGGTATCTCCTCGCTGCTGGCCAACAGCCCGCCACCCAGCGCAAGCGGCTCGAGCACGAGCGGCGGCACCAATGCCGTGGACACCAACCAGATCGTCGTCGAAGGCACCAAAATCCCGCCGGTCAAGCTGCCTCCGATGCCGCCGCTGCCTACCAACCTCGGCACGCCCAGCGTCCCCTCTTCGGCCACGGGCGGAGCAGGTGCGGCCACCGGCCCCGCTACCGGCGGCCTGTCGCTCGACAAGATCATCGAATACATGCGCCTCGCCGGTTACGGCATCGGCACGCTGGGCAACCTCTTCGGCGGCGGCTCCGGCGGCAGCGGAACTCGGTATCTCGGCACGGGCACTCGCAACCCGATCTTCTCGGCCAAGTTGCCGACGGCCTCGCTGCCCGGCGGTGTGTCGAGCATGACCGCGCGCCCCGTGCCGGAGCAGAACTGGTACGAGTACGGGTTCCGCCCCGAGCAGAGCTTCTTCAACACCTCGGCCCCGGGCTACACACCCCCACCGGGCAAGACGCCCGGGATGGCGCGCGGCGGAGACTTCGCCGTCGAGGGGCCGGGCACCGGCCGCAGCGACAGCATCCCCGCGCGTCTCTCGGATGGCGAGTACGTCATGGACGCAGAGACGGTGGCCCTCCTCGGGGATGGGTCGTCAAAGGCGGGGGCGCAGAAACTCGATCAATTCCGCGTGAACTTGCGCAAGCAGAAGGGCCGCAACTTGGCCCGGGGCGAGTTCAGTGTTAAGGCAAAAGCGCCAGAGGCGTATCTGGCAGGGGGTCGCACGTAATGGCAATTTCTGACTTCTTGGTGAACGGAAACGTGCCTGCGGGGTCGGCGGTCAAGTCCAGCACCAGCGAGACCGTTCTGCCCGATTGGTACACCAACTACGGCATGCAGCTTCTGGCCAACCAGAGCGCGGTCATGAACCGGCCGTACCAGCCCGCGCCCATGCCCGCTGTCGCTGGCTTTACGGACACGGGCCGCGCTGGCCAACAGATGACCCAAACGGCGGCCACAGCCTTCCAGCCGGGTCTCTCTGCCGCCACGGGTACCGTAAACACGGCGGCCGCTGCGCCCGGCGCACTGACCGCCGCCAGCCCGTACTTCACGAAGGCCGCAGGCACCTCGGTGGCTGACATCGGCACGTACATGAACCCCTACACCGAGAACGTCGTGAGCCGGATCGCGGAGCTCGGTGGCCGCAATCTCACGGAAAACATCATGCCCGCCATCGAAGGCCGCTACATCGGCGCGGGCCAGTTGGGTGGCCCCACGCGCGGCGGCGGCCTGTCGGCGGTGCCTTCGGGCATGCTGACGGACACGGCGCGGGCGATCCGTGACACCAACGCCGACATCCTCGGCAAGCAGTACGAGGCGCTCAACTCCGGTTACAGCGGCGCGCTGTCTGCGGCGGGGGCCGACCTCAGCCGCTTGGCTGGCCTCGGGTCGAGTGTCGGCAGCGCCGCCAGCACCGAGATGCGCGACCGCCTCGCAAGCGGCACCGCGCAGAGCGAAATGGCAGCCCTTGCGCAGCAGCTGGGCCTCACCGGGGCCAACGCCATCACGGGCGTGGGCAACGCCGAGATGGCCAAGAACCAGCAGAACCTCGACGCCGCCCGGGCCGACTGGATGCGCCAGCAGGGCTACCCGCAGGAGCAGATCGACGCGGCGCTGAACACCTTCAAGGGTGTGTTCCCCGGCGTGCCCACGAGCCAGAGCGAGGAGGGTATCGTGCCGAATGCGACCCCGACAACCAGCACGGCGCAGAACATCGGCAGCGGCATCACCGGCCTCGCCGGTCTATTTGCCGCTCTCAAAGGGCTGTAAGAGCGATGGCAGGGGGCCGCTTCACCGCCGCCGAGTGGGATGACTACATTCGCAAAAACTTCGGGACCATCCCGGAGGCTGAGAAATGGCGCAACGAGAACAACGTATTCGTTGATGGACTACCTGACCCCACGTATACTGGACCCCTCTCCAGCGGCGGTTCGGTGGGCGTGAAGCCGCAAGGAATGACAAGCATGGACCCCGAAGACCAGATCGAGGAGGGCGCGCTCCCGGGGCTCGCTGCCGCTCCTTACAAGAACCTCGACCAGTGGTCGGCGGCCGGTACCGGCATGTCACAGGCGCAGGCTGACTGGAACGCGAAGCAGGAAAGCGCTCGCGCCGCGCAGTACGAGGCGATGCGCAAGGCCCTCAACGAGAGGCGCTTCGGCCCTTCGCGGGCAGAGCAGTTGTTCGCCCTGTCTGCCGCCATCGGCAAGCCCATGATCCGCCCCAGCTTCGGCGGCGTCATGAGCAACGTCACCTCGACTTTGGCCGACATCGAGAAGGCCAACCGCGAGGCGCAGACGTCCCGCGCCGAGGCCCTCGCGGCACTGGAGCAGTCCCTCTTGAACCAGACAGATGCGGCCAAGCAGGCCGAGTTCAAGGCGCAGCGCGAGGCGTGGGCCGCGCAGGGTCCGGTGCTGGCACAATTGGCAAAGCCGAAGTCGCGCCGCACGGGGTTCAACCCGCTCACTGGTGCTTTGGTCGATATGGACACCGGCCAACCCGTCGAGCAAGCAAACCTGCCCGTTCTCAGCCCTGAGCAAGTCGCTGCGGCATCTCGCGACCCCAGCAAGCGCGGGATGCGGTTCCAGACGGTCGATGGTCGTGTCATGGAGATCAAGTGATGGCTGATCCGTACTCCCCATACGCCCGCCCCGTGAGCACGCCTCCCACAAGCAAGGAGCGCGCGGCGGACATAGATGCCGCCGTTCGCGCAGCGCAGCTTGCCAAACTACAGCAGGACTACACGCGCACGAACCAGACCCCGCTTCCGCAGCCACCCAAAAGCCCGCAGCAGCTCGCCGCTGACGCAGCTGCGCAGCGCAGGGGCCAAGTTATCGGCGAAGAGGCGGCGAAGAAAGAGTTCAGCCTGCCGCAGACCGAGCAGACCGCGCGGGAAGCACTCAAACTGGCAACGCAGTTGTCGCGTCACCCCGGGTTTGAGGGCGCTGTCGGCATGCCCAACCCATTCAAGGGCGGTTTCGGGTTGTTCAACATCCCCGGCACGCCCGCTGCAGATTTCATGAACCTGCACAATCAGGCGCTTAACCAGACGTTCATGACCGCGCGCGAGAGCCTGAAGGGTGCCGGGGCCGTGACAGATTTCGAAGGCAAGAAAGCTGAAAACGCTATGGCTGCGATGAAGGCCGCCACCTCGGAAACGGAGTACAAGCGCGCCTTACAGGACTATGTCGACGCGATTGCGGCCGGGGTGGAGATCGCTCGCAAGCAGTCCCGAATGGGAGCTGTCCCCTTCACCTACGACCAACTCATGGCTGAGAAGGCGCGGCGCGCGGCTTCGGCGGGGCGCAAGTAGATGGCGGATGACCTCAGCTCGCACTACGTGCTAACCCCGGGCGCGCAGTCTCTCAGCCGCATCAGTGATGAAGACCTTGACTACCTGCTGGCCCAGCACGGGGAGACGCAGACGGCCATGCAGTCTCTCAGTGATGAAGACCTCGATTTCTGGCTCAAGAACTACGAAGCCCCCGGCGGAAACGTGGATGTCCAGAAACTTCCTCAAGTGAACCCGCCGCCGCCCGCCCTGAGCATGGGCGAGGAGGCGGCGGGCGCCGCGCGTGAGTTGGCTGGAGGTGCCGCTTTCGAGTTTGGCGACGAGGCAGAGGCCGCGATCCGCGCGCCCTTCTCGGACAAGCCCTATGGCGAACTGCTGAAGGACATTCGCCTGCAGCGCGCCAAGTACAATAAGGCGCACCCCTTCATGGGCCCGGCTCTCAACGTGGCCGGTGGGGTGGGGGCAATGCTTGTCCCCGGCGCGGGCGAACTTGGTGCTGGTGTGCAAAGCCTCACCCGCATCAGCAAGTTATCGTCGCCGCTAACCCGCACAACTGCCTCCGCCGCGCTGGCGGGCGGTGCATCGGGCTTCGGCTCTGGCGAGGATATGTCCAGCCGTCTGACCAACGCCGGTATCGGTGCCGGTCTGGGGGTTGGTCTGGGTGCGGGCATCTACGGGGCGGGCAAAGGCCTCCAGTGGGCCAAGGGTGTCGGGGCAGCGCGCGGCGCGCAGGGTGAAGAGGAGGCAGCCAGAAACGCGGCAGAGATCATGAGCCGCCGCCTGCAGGAGAGCGGCCTCTCGCCCGAGCAGGCCGCGCAATTGTGGGAAATGGAACAACGCTACGGCATCCCGTCGATGATCGGCACCACCACGCCCGAACTTGCGCGCCTGACAGAGAACGTCGTCAACATGCCCAGCGGAGAACGCGCCGACCTCGCGACGCGCTTGTTCACGCAGCAGGCAGGCGCCCCCGCGCGCGTACAGGGCCAGATCAAGAAGGCTATCCCGACGCCAGACTACTTCGCGTCTGAGGAGAGCATCACCAACGCACTGCGGCGCAATGCCAATGCCGCATATCAGCGGGCCTACAAGGCCGGAGACATCACCGACGGGCGCATCATGGACTTTCTGCGCGCGCCCGACGTGCAGGCGGCGTACAAGGACGCCCTCGCCAACTCGGAACGCCTGAAAGAGGCCGCCAAGCTGCGCGGCGAAGACCCCAGCCAGTACGATCTCCGCGAGTTGTTTGTGGTGGACCCGCAGGGCAACATCGTGAAGCAGAACGCGCCTGACATCCGCACCCTCGACTTCGTGAAGCAGGCGATGGACCGCCGCATCAGCGGCTTGTATGCGTCTGGTCAGGGCAGTGAAGCCACCGCCCTGCGTGACATGCGCAATGCCTTTGTGGACACCCTCGACGCTATCGGGCCCGCCGAATACAAGGCCGCGCGCCAGCAGTACAAGGGCGACATCGAAATCCGCGACGCGCTGGAGCAGGGTCGCAAGGCTGGGGCGCTGCGCTGGCAGGAAGTCGGCAAGCTCGTGAGGGGCTACTCGCCCGGCGAGCAGCAGGCCTTCAAGACCGGCCTCGTGCAGAACTTCATGCAGCGTTTCGAAAACACCGGAAACAGCCGCAACTTCGCCAAGGATATCCTCAAGGGCAACGACATCAACAAGTTCAAGGCGGTGATGGACCCCGCCGAGTTTCAGGTCTTCGAGGCGGCGCTGAAGCGCGAGAGCGAACTGTTTGACACGATCAGCCGCACCACTCGCGGAAGCGCTACTTTCGGCCGCTTGGCAGAGAAGAGCGACATCGATGAGCAGATCGCGGCGGGCCGCGTGGAGAATGCCGTCGACCTGCTGGCAAACCCGAGCCCGGGCAATATCCTGCGCAAGACGCTGCAGGCAGTCGCGGGCATGCGCAACGCCAACGTGTCGCGCGCCACCTACACGCAGCTTGCGCGCATGCTCAAGGCGGGCACGCCAGACGAGGTGGATGCGGTGCTGCGGCAACTGGAAGAGGCAGCGCCGAGACAGCGAGCCCTCGACAAGGCCTTTGAGGGGCGGGCGACCAAGGTCGGCACGGCCGCCGCATCGACCATCTCGCCCCCGCCCGAGGACACGCGCGGCCAGCTTCCGCCCACTACCGAAGTCATCATCCCGTCGCTGGACGAGGGGGAAGCGGCGTCTGGTCTGTCCGCCATGCCCGCAGGTGGGCCGAGCGCGCAGGGGGGCGTCGACGTGCAATCGGCACTCGCTCAACTTGGTTTGGACACTGTCTTCGGGGATGGGTCTGCGGGGGGTATCGGTCCCGGTGGGGTCGGCATCGGTCTTGAAGCGCCTGATGTTGCGAAAGCACTAGGCATCCCGTTGGACGCATGGCTGGCATATATTTCTGGGAGGCGTTGAGGAGTGGCCGACAACACCTCTTATTGGTCGAACCTCGCCCGGCAAGTGGGTCAGGGTCTCTCGTTCGGTTTCAGCGACGAGGTGGAGGCCGCGCTCCGCGCCCTCGCGCAGTTCGACCCGGCGCAGTACCGCGCCATAAAGGACCGCATAAAGGACCGCATTGAGGCGGAGCGCCGTGCGTGGGCCAAGGCGAACCCCAACATGGCTATGGGCGCAGAGACGGTGGGCGCGCTGGTCCCCGGCGTGGTAGGTGCCTTCGTGCCGGGTGGGCAAGCCGCGACCGCCGGAACGCTTGCGCGCCTCGGGCGCGTCGCGCGCGTCATGGACGCGCCCGTGGAGCGCTTCGCGGCGCGGGTGGCCCCGCGAGCCCTTGCGGCCTTGCAGTCGCGCCGTTTGGGGCGTCTGGGTGTCGGCATTGCAGACGAGACGGCGACCGGCGCAGTGCAAAGCGCGGGTGAAGCTCGCACGACCCAAGATATCCCGCAAGCTGTACAAGAGGCAGCACCGATGAACGCCCTCACTTCCCTCGCCGTGCGCGGCGCTACAGGCGCGGGGGGTTTGGCGGTCAAGCGTATTCGGAAGGGCAAGAAATGACCGCAAAGGCTGATTGGCTCACTGCTCTCATCACCAAGCACGGCCCCGAACTCGTAGACCGGGTCCGCGCCGTGTTGGGCATGGATGTCGAACCCGCCGTATTCAAGAAGGCCGTGGCGCAAGAGGCCAAGGCCGCGCGCAGCGCTCCCGCGCCTTCGCCTACCCGCGAAAAGGCCGCGCCGGAAAAGGCGTCGCTGGCGGCCAAGACTACAAAAGCGACCGCGCAGAAGCCGCTCGCCGCCAATACTACACGCGCCGCCAAGACCCCGCGCAAAAAAGTGCCAGCGGCGCCGATAAATCCGGCGACCCTAATCGACCGAGAGTATGGCCCCGATATGGCGCGCCGCGTGGCTGGGTACGTGGACAGCGATGCACCCATTGCTGATTGGCGGGCTGTGGCTGAACGCTTCGCCAACGCCGGAAGTCCCAACTACGCGCAACCGCGCCCTTCGGCTTACACGGTGAAGCCCGCAGAGGTGGCGACCGACCCGCGCATTGAAACGCGGAAAAAAGAGCTGCAAAAAATCCGCGATCTGGAGCTGGAAATCCAGCCGCGTGCGCTTGAGGAGCCTCCGACAGAAAGCATATACGACTTGGAAGGCCGGGGCCTGCTCACGACTATGTCTGATCTGAGCGCGGCGGGTGATGACATCCTCGCGGTTAACAACGTGCGTTTGCAGAGGCCATTTTCCCGGCAGGGCGGACAGGGGTTCATGTTTGAGAACCCCGGCGAAGTATGGGCGGCAGACACCGCCAACGCGAAAGCGATCCAAGCAGCAGCGGCTGAACTTGAGAAGCAAACTGGCAAACCCGCCATCCTCGCCCCGTTTACGATGGGGCCGCTGTCTTCGCTGTTTTCGCACCACCCGCGCGGCTTGCAATACGCGTATGCCGACGCGGCTTTGGATGCGCCGGAAAAGGCTGCGCTGGCTGAAAACATTCGCGGCATCCTCCCCGGATGGACAGACTTTTCAGACCCCGACGCGTACATGACGTTCATGCGCGCCGCCGGGAAGCGTCGCGGGCAGCTCAACAAGCTCATGGATCAGTTCCGCGACCGAGGGGGTCTCGGAAAGGGCGAAGCTGTTTACGGAACCACCGATCTGGACCAGCTTGGCGCGCCGATGCTGGCTCTCCGCAATCTGGGCGAGGTGAACACCCGCTTCGGTCTGTCCGAGAGCAAGAACCCAGCGTACAGCACGGGGGTTCCCGGCCAAGGACGGGCCAAGCTGAAAGAAGAAAACCTTGGTGCGCTTTCCCTGTTCCCCGAACTCATGGCGCAATACGGCTACAGAACGCCGTTTGATTTCCCGGTGGGCGTCAACAAAGGGGTGGCTTCTCCGCTCCGCGCGTTCCAGTTGAAACCACAACCTACCATAATCACGGACAAGGTTCTTCGGTATCTCGACGATTTGCGGGCGCAGGGACTAGATACGAAACCTTGAACTTGGCCGCCAACTTCGGCTCGCCACGCACGTTTGCTATGTAGTCTCGGATGTATTGCTCCGTCGCGGAGCCGATGCCTTCCATAGCAGCGTGGCAGCAAAACCCAGTCAGCGCCCGGGTCATGGCGCCGCTCATTCGCACCGTGCGGAACAGCGGCAGGTATCGTTGCTCGTTCACCGTCCCTCTCCCCGTGCTTCGGCCTTGAGCGCCGCTCTGCGTTTTCGCTGATTTCGCGCCGCCTCGGCATTAGCCTCTTGGCACAGGCTGCAGCGGCATTTGTGGTTGGCGTAGCCTGTCATAGTTCCGTGCCTCCAACGCACTGCTTTCCGTTTGTTTAAGTTTTGCTCGCTCAGCGGTATCCAGCAACAGTTTTCCGGGTGGTAGTTGCCTTCAACGTCCTTGCGTTCAATAGTAAGCCCGTCTTTATAGCCGCTGCTTGAAGCCCATGCTGCGAATACAGGAAAGTCGTGCCAGTCGGCGCTTACCTGCGTGCCTTTGGCGCCGTACCACTTGTAGTCTTTGCGGGCTGGGGAATAGCAACGCGCTAGCATAGCGGTCCATACCGCGTAGAGCTTGGTGTATCGCATCCCGTGCTTTGTAACCCGGTCGCGCCTGTAACAGCCGCATGACACGGTTGACCCTGCGCGAAGATGGGCGCCGCTGGCTTTGGTTTCACCTCCGCAATCGCAGCGGCAACGCCATATTACGTTTCCAGCTTTTGAGGCTCCAACTCGTTCAAGCACCACGAGGCGCGAAAAGCGAAGTCCCGCAATGTTGTTTACCGGCCTGCCCATTCACTCAGTCTACGCATTTCCGCTTCAGCTTTCAAGGCGGAATACGCGATACAATCCTCCAAACTATCTTGATGCGGTTTGCCCCTCGAAAAGTTGCGCACGTCCTTCAGCACCTGCAGGAGCAGCCAGCCCTCGCTCTCGGTGAGCGTGTGGCCCGTGATGGCGTTGAAGGCCGTCACCGCCTTGCCCATCGACCGCTCGCCGCCGGGCGCGTCGTACGTGCTGGCGCGGTCGTGCATGTGCCGCGCGGCGCGGCCCAGCAGCTCAGGCGCCTGCACGGACGGCGGGGTGTACTCTGGCGGGTAGGCGGGCGCTGCCGGGTTGATCTCCTCGATCACCTCGAGGGTGTACGGCGGCACCTCAAAGGGCGGCTCGCTGTCACAGGGCAGGTCGGTCATTGGTTCCTCCGTTTCATAGCTTCTAGGAGCACCTCTTGCGTGCTCTTCTTTGACTGGAGGCGCTCAAACACCATGTCGTCCACGGTGTCTCGCGCCATGATGTAATGCACGAACACGGGCCGGTCGTAGCCCGATTGCTTCTGGCGCATGGGGCCGATCCGCTCAATGATCTGCATGTGCTCCTCCAGAGACCAGTTCAGGCCGAAAAAGGCTAGGATGTTTCCTCCGTCTTGGAGCGAGAGGCCGTGGCCCGCCGACGCAGGGTGAGCGAGTAGTATCTCGATCCGCCCGGCGTTCCAGTCGTGGATCGTACGAGGGTCAGCGTCCAGTACCCGAGCTTGGCGGAAGCGACGCCGTAACCGCTCCAAGTCGTGCTTGAAATTGTAGGCGACGAGGACGGGCGCGCCGTTGGCTTCCTCGATGACGCTGTCGAGCGCATCCAGCTTCGCATCGTGAACCACCTCCCACTCGGCGCCCTCGTTCATGTAGATCGCGCCGTTGGCGATCTGCAAGCACTTCTGGGTGCGCACGGCGGCGTTGGCGGCCTCCACACCCTCCGAGCCGATCTGGGCGAACATCTCCTCCTCCATGTCAACGTACAGGGCGCGCGCGTCGCGCGGCAGGTCCACGTAGATCGGGTTGCGGATCGGCTCGTCCACGGGCAGGCCGGTGACGGTCAGGCAGATGTCGCGCAGCAGCTCCTGTATCTCCTCCTGCGCATGCGGCTGGGGCTGCAGGCTGAAGCCGTCGTAGCCCTTGCGGAACCAGCGCTGCTCGAATGCGGTGAAGGTGCGGCCGAGGCGCTCGCCCTTGTCGAGGAACCACGTCTGCCCCCACAAGTCCTTCAGGCCGTTGGCGCCGGGCGTGCCGGTCAGACCGACGAAGCGCCTGACCTTGGTGTGCGCCACCTTGCCCAGCGCGCCCGCGCGCTTGCTGCCCTGCCGGATGCGGAAGCTCTTGAGGCGCGTCAACTCGTCCGCCACCACCGTGACGAAGGGCCACGCCTCGCCCAGCGTCTCGCACAGCCAGACGAGGTTGTCGTAGGCCATGGTGTAGATGTCGGCTGGAGTGTCGAGCGCCGCCTGACGCTGCTTCGGCGTCCCGGTGATGGCCGACACGCGCAGGTGCCGCAGGTGGTCCCAGCGGATAGGTTCTTCCGGCCACGTGGTGACGGCCACGCGCTTAGGCGCCAGTACCAATACGGGGAACACGTCTTCGACGACACTGAGATCATCCAGCGCCGTTAGGGTGGACACAGTCTTCCCGCCGCCCATCGGCATCCACAAGGCTGTACGCGGGTGCTCGTACAGCCAATCCAGCGCCTCTTTCTGGTATGAATGTAGACGGTCACGGTTAAGCACGCAGGCCTCGCAAGTAGTGTTTCACAAACTTGTGCTTCCTGAACGATCCGACCATGCGGTGCCCCAGCGCCTCCCGTTGGTAGTCGTGGGGTGTGAAGGCGCGGCTCACCAGCCCCACCTGTCTGCGCAGATGGGGCCGATGCCGCGAGCGACGCTCTCCGGGTTGGTCAGCTCGCGGCCGCAGCAGGAGCAGTGGCCATACTCGTGGCCGTGCGCCTCGGCGGCGGCGGCCGGGTCGGCGGCCACGCGGGCAACCACCTCGGCATCACCGTCCGTGCAGTCGCGCGAGCGGAGGAACTTGTCCTCCGGCGTGATCTTGCCGAGGTAGGTGTCGTCCTCGGCGCGCACCACGTAGATGCAGCCGCCGTTGCGGCCCGTGGCCGGGGCCAGCGAGAACTGCACGTTGGCGATGCGCAGCTTGGGGCGCTTGAGGAAGCGCGCGGCGCTGTCGAAGCCCGAGCGGATCTTGTCCATGCTCAGGACGGCGGCACCAGCCTCGCGCTCGGCCTTCTCGGCGGCGCGCTTGATGGCGGCGGCGTTGAACTTGGCCGTGGCGTTGCGCACGGCAGCTTCTTGGCGCTCGGTCAGGCTACCGTACTTGTAGAGGGCCGCGAACATATCGGCGTGGAAGGTGAAGTCGCCGGTGACCGGGCGGCGCAGCCACTCGGCCTCGGCCGGGTTGGCGTCGAGCCACGCGTCGGCAGCGGCGGCCGTCTCAGCATCCTGCTTGGCCTTGCGCGCGGCAGCCGCGTCGCGGGCCTTGGCGCGCTGCTCGCTGCTGGTCTTGTACTGGCGCGTGCCCTTGCCCTTGCAGGTGAAGCAGTTGCCGAGGACGCGGCCGGTGTAGCCCACGAAGCGGCCGGAGCCGTTGCACTTGTCGCAGGCCTCCTCGTACATGATCGTCGAGGTGGCGTTGGCCAGCGCGGCCTTGGCGAAGGCGACCGGGGCCGGGCCGTCGTACACGACGCCGCCGAAGATGTCGGCGAGGTCGTCGTTCAGGGCGTCATGCGAGCAGTTGGGCAGGTTGCACATGTCGGGTCTCCGTTGCTGATGCGCCCTAGTAAACCAGCCGGTTTACACCGTCAACCCCTTATGTGCGCCACAATCGCGTCGATGTCCTCCATCGACCGGGCGATGAAGACCGGCACGCCGTCGGCCTCCATGCGCTCGATCTCGCGCACCTGCAGCTTGCGCAGGCGGTCGCCCTCGGCCTTGATCTCGACGAAGGCGGCGCGCGGCCAGCTCCACCAGATGAAGCAGTCAGGGCAGCCGCTGCGGCCTTCCCAACGCACCTTGCGGCACTGGCCGCCGCTCTTCTGCACGACGTGCTTGAGGTGGTCCTGCAGCCTACCGGCGGGGGTCATCAGTCCAGTTTCGCATAGCGGTACATCTCGTGGCCAGCCGCCGCGAGCGGCAGGCCCGTGGACCAACTTTCGCCGCGCGTCATGATGGCCGAGAGGGCCGCCACGGTAAAGGCCGGATCGTCCGGCGTCTCGCAGATCA